GCGATGTTCAAAGTACCATTAACAGAGAACAAGGATTCGATACCATGCCAAGACGATTCGTTGCCAGAGGCAGAACCATCAACATAGTACTCGCTTCCAAGTACTTGAGTAATAGACGTTTCTAGACGTTCGACAAAGTTTTCAAATACTTTGACTACGCCTTCCGGTCCCTTGTTACTACGGAATTCACGATAGTACATAGAATCTGTAGCTTGGTAGCCACGATATTCCATGTTCGCTGTTTTCCACAAATTGCGGCGAGTAAAGTTTCGCTGCGTTTCTCCGGTGTTACCTTCTACATTGTGTAGTCGATACTGTACAGGCCAGTCGAAGCCCTCACCAGAGTTATTGTAATTCACACGACCAGCGGCTTCTAGGAGCGCACCCATCTGATAGTTTCGGAGCATTACCTCTTCAACTTCACGGATGTGCTTCGCCAGAGTTGTTGCAGCTGTTCGGGAGAATGCGACTGGGTTAAAGCCTTTATATGCCACTTTAAAACCCTTTCATAAAAAACCCTAAAACAAACCGTCCGTCAACGCTTGTTGACGTAACTTATCACCCGCACGTAAATGCGAGTTCTGACTAAAGGGGCTTGAGTTTGACCCAGATGGAACACTTCCTCCAGCAGATGGTATATGAGTCGCTTGTCGAAGAGTGTCTCCGACCATCGGCTGCTGCATCTGTTGTTGTTGTTGCCCTACCTGCTGTTGCTGAACTTGGGGCTCAGCATAAGCCTGCTGCTGCTGTTGCGGCGGCTGACTAGTAGAAATATCCCCTGAGTACATCCGTGTAGCTAGGTCCCATAACGTGGATGGATCGTCAATTCCCATACCACGAAAATAGTTAATATACTTTGTAACAGCTTGGCCCTGTGGTGATAATACCAATTGTCCCGAGTTGTCACGAAGTGGTTGGTTGTCTACCGGATTGGCTTGATATAACCAATCCGCATTTCTTGTAGTTATGTCCGAAATAGACTGCTCAGCTTGCTGCTGTTGTTGTTGTTGCTGATACTCCTGTTGCTGACCTTGTGTCTGCTGATTGTTATATGCAATCAACGCACTGTAGCGGTCGGCAAAGAGCTTATCAAATTCCTGCTCAATTATATTGGGTAGTACCGCCTGTGGGTTCCTGATAATA